GTAATTGGTGGTGGGGTAATTTTTGGTGGACAAAATCAACACACGTACAAAAAAATATCCCTTTTAATAATTATTATGGTGGGTCAAGATGGTCATGTGAGGCATGGTTACATGATGCAAATAATTTTAAAGAAAGTATTAAACCATATGAAATGTTTCATTTTGAGTGGGATCCATACTATACGGTTATCCCAAAATATTTTTACGATGGTACTAATTTATCTGATTTAAAAATAGAAATTATTGATGCGAAATTTGGGTATTTTGCAGAACAAAGAGATGAGGGAAGATCGTTAGATGTTTTTGAAGATAAAATAATGGATGTTACTGAACTTATAAAAAATATTATTACTGTGGATGAAAGTAAAATTTCATTAATTTGTAATGAACATACATTTAAATATGACCCAGCATTTAATTTACCTAAATCAACTAGAATAAAGTTTAAAACTAATAAAGACAATAATGAATATGTTATCACATCTTTCCCTTATTTCGCTAAAATACAAATTGGTAACGTAAAAAATAATTAAAATTATGAAAAAAATTTTATTTTTAGTTTTAACATCAAAAACTCATAACCATGGAGATCATTTAAGTATTGATAGGGTAGATTTAACTAGAAAATTAGATGCAATTAATACTTGGGTTAGCGATGTTTTAGATACGGATAATGATGTTATTTTTTTTGATGGTGAAAATGAAAATGTGTCATTTGATGAAAATAGTAAAACATTACATTTAACTGATTATGATGAGTATGAAGATGGAGTTAGTTTGAGTAAATTATTCCCCAAAGTTAAATCAGCATTAAAATGGGTGTATGAAAATAAAGAGTTTGATATTTTGTATTTATGTGATGATGACATTTATGTAAACTTACCTGAGTTTTTAAAAATAAATTTTGACCATGACTTTATGATGAATGGTTCGTTAGGTGGTGGAGGATTCTTTTTCAATAGGAAGTCAATAAACTCAGTAATAAATTATGAAAATACGCATCATAAACATTGTGATCAATTAATATTTGATATTATTAATAGTGATAGCACATTAACAAAATCATTTAGTAATGATAGATGTTGTCCTTTTTATATTCCGGGAGAATTGTATTCGACAATACATTATGTGACAGGAAAAAGATCTTATTTTTTACATAATATTTTTAAATTTTATCATGAAAATGGTTATACAAATAGGAAAATTATTTTAGGTGGTGGTTTAGATTCCTACCATAAAAATAAAATTGTAAGTTATGAATCATTAGTTGGTAGAAAAACATCAAGATGGTATGATTTCACTGTAGACTCAAATAATTGGGAATACCATAGTGGTTACTCTAGAAGTACGGTATCGGTTAATAATCTAAAAAACTTTTGGCCTTACGGTAAAAAATCCACAAAATTCTTTGTTATTAATTTTAATTATTTATTATCTGATTATATTAATAGTGATTTATTTTATCCTAATTTAGAATTTATCATTAATAAATGTGAAGAGTCGTTAATAGATAATGGGGATTTATTTTTAATGTCCGAAAAAAATGAAAATATAAATGGTTGGGTAATAGATAATGATATTAAAATCTCACATAAACTAAATTTTGAATTATTAAATAATTGTAATTTTTATAGAAAAATTAAAAGAACAAAATAACGAAAAGTTCTATTTCAATGTTAATAACGAAGTGATGGGTTGTGATCCATCACATGGAAATAGAAAGTTGTTATTTATTAAATTTTATTTGAGTAATAGTAATAACATTTATAAATTAGGTCTTAATGAAGGGACGTTCTTTGATCAAAAATTTTAAAATATAAAAATATGGAAAAAACAAAATATTATAACGAAATAAAAATTTGGGATGAACACTCAAAAATGCACATATATAGTGCCACAGGTATATTAATATCAAAACTAAAAGATAAAAAAGATTTAGTTGTAGTTGATGTTGGTGCAAATAGTGGAACTTATTTTGATGAATTAAATAAATCTTTAGATATTAAAAGAGCAATCTTGTTTGAAGTTCACCCTGAACTTTATAAATATTTAGATGAAAAATATTCAACCCAATCACATATAACGGTTGAAAATATTGCAATGTCCGATAGAGTAAAAGGATTCACGATTAATGATAGTGCGTTTCAATATGAAATAGAAAACAGTGTTGGTACCCAAAATTACAATTTAGGTTTATCTAAAATTAATTATGATGAAAATTCTAATATTAATACTAATTTTTTTGACAATATTAAACATAGATATAATTTAGAAAAAATTGATATTTTAAAAATAGATACAGAAACTGAAGATTTATTCGTTTTAAAAGGATTTACGGAAACAATAAAAAATCTAAAACAAAAACCAATTATTGAATTTGAAAACAATTGGTGGGAAAAATATACCTATGAGGAATCTCAAAAATTATTAGATGATTTTTGTGAACAATGTGGGTACATAAATGATATTGATTTAAAACAAAGAGGAGATCACTTCTTATACCCTAAAGAATCTGTTTTAAATATACCAACTAAAAAACAAAATGTTACTATGGTAACTGGTTTGTGGGATATGGGTAGAGGTAACCTTAATGGATGGGCAAAAAGAGATTTTGAATATTATAAAGATAGATTTTTTGAATTTTTAGAAACTGACGTTCAAATGTGTATTTGGATACCTAAAGATTTGGAAGAAGAAGTTTTGAAAATACGAGGGGATAAACCAACTAAAATATTTATAAAAAATTTAGAAGACTTTAAAACTTGGAATCCATTTTTTGATAAGATTCAAGAAATACGTAATACTGATAGTTGGAGAAATTTTGCTGGTTGGTTAGGGGAGTCTCCTCAAGCATCATTGGAATACTACAACCCAATGATGTTTACTAAAATGTTTATGTTAAATGATTCCGTTATAACTAACCCATTTGATTCTGAATACTTTTTTTGGATTGACGGGGGTCTAACTAATACAGTAAGTACAGGATATTTTAAAAATGAAAAAGTTTTAGATAATCTTGAGAATTATATGGAATCTTTAGATAAAGAGTATGTTCACATAACATATCCTTATACATCTAACGATGAAATTCATGGATTTGAGAGAAGTGGTATGGCAAAATATTGTGATACCGACTACGTTAATTATGTTGCAAGAGGTGGTTTTTTCGGGGGTCAAAAGAATACTATTAGTAAAATTAATGAACTTTATTACAATGTAATGGCATCAACATTAAATGAAAATTTAATGGGTGCCGATGAATGTTTATTTACAATACTATGTCATAGATATCCAGAACTTATACATAGATTTGAAATAGAAGGTAACGGATTAGTGTGGCCATTTTTTGAAAACTTAATGAAATTTACCGAACCCATTAATCTTGAAACAAAAATAAAATTAAATGAGGTTGGTAGTGATGTTGGACTATATGTTATAACATTTAATTCACCAAAACAATTAGAAACTTTAATAGATTCTATGTTAGAGTATGACCCTTCGTTTATAACCAAAACAAAAAAGTTCCTTTTAAATAATTCAACTGATTTATCAACCACTCAGAGATATGAACAATTATGTAATCAGTTTGGTTTCGAACATATTAAAAAAGATAATATTGGTATAACAGGTGGAAGACAATTTATTGCTGAACATTTTAATAAACAAAATAATTTAAGTCATTATTACTTTTTTGAGGATGATATGTTCTTTTATAATGGACCTGATTTTACTTGTAAAAATGGATTTAACAGAAAAATTAAAGACATTTATAATAACACTTTAAAAATTATCAAACAAGAAAATTTTGATTTCTTAAAGTTAAACTTTACGGAATTTTATGGTAGTCATAATAAACAATGGGCTTGGTATAATGTGCCACAATCTTTCAGAGAATCCCATTGGGTAAACAACCCAAGATTACCGGAACTTGGTTTAGATCCAAATTCGCCCAATTTAGAATTTAAACACATAAAATCTTATAATGGAATACCATATGCTACAGGTGAAATTTATTTGTGTAATTGGCCAATAGTCATGTCAAAAGAAGGTAATTACAAATGTTATCTTAAAACAAAATATAGTACACCTTACGAACAAACCCTTATGTCCCATTGTTATCAAGAAATGGTAAAGGGTAATATAATAGGTTCTGTATTACTTTCAACACCAACCAATCACAATAGATTTGATTTTTATGACGGTAGTTTGAGAAAAGAATGTTAATTGCAATATTTATTGTAAAATCAAATAATGGAATTTTACATTAAGAAAAATGCTACGTTACCCGTTTTAAAGATGCAAGTCGTTAAAGACGGTAGAAGTGATTATAATAAGATGATGGAAATGATTGAGGAATCTTCTATCTTCTTTTCAATGGTAGATACTGAGACGGGGATTCCAAGAATTGTTACTAGGCCTGCAGGATTTGTTGAGAAAACTCAAATGGATCCAAATGCTGAATACGAATATTACGTTTATTATCAGTTTACTTCAAACGATACAAGAAAGGTTGGTAGATATGAAGGTCAGTTCTTATTACGAAATTCAGATGGTACCTTAATCTTACCAATTAGAGAAAAACTTTATATTAATGTTCAGGAAAGTTTCATTGCTGATGATCTTCCATATGAGTCTTGTTATGTAGTTGGTTTCCCTTGTTGTGCTAGTATACCAACAACCACAACAACTACAACAACGCCTTGTCCTAGTTGTAGGGCTTGTTGTCCAACCCCAACACCTGAACCAATTACAACAACTACAACATATCCATATATAACAACAACTACAACTTTTTTACCACCTGAAGAGTTAATAAACCCATTAATTGTTGGTAACGATGAATATTTAAATGTTGGTGATGAAGAATATTTAATGTTTGTAGATCCAACATGAAACTTTAAACTATTTATAAAATAAAAAAAATTATGGCATTAACAGGAAAAACAATTGGACAACTAACATATCTTTCGGGATTAACAACGGATACATTATTTCCCGTAGAATTGAGTGGTGATACATACCATATAGCATATTCTGCATTCACTAATTCAAACTATAACGAAGGAACTTACGATGAGTTATATTCATTCGCTACAGGTGGAACACTAACCGCAGGAAGTTATTATTTAATGACTGACTTCCAAACGTGTTACGATCAACCTAACTTTGATACTGATGGTACCCCAATAACGATTGGTAATTATAAGACAGGAACAACCGAACCAATTTTATTATTGGCAGTATCCACAACAGGATTCTCTCCTACAGTTTATTCAACATTATACCCACAAGATAAAATATCTTACGATGTAACTTGGAATACAACAGAGGTAACAAGTGGTCCTGCTAAAGGTAGAATTACTGAAAGAATTGACCAATTTAATAACAGAGCCGATTATGATTTCAGAGAGGTTCAATTTATTAGATATGTTGGTTATTTTTCAGAACAATTCTATAATGGTAAAATTAATTTGGATGGCGCAACCGGACAAGTTACTACGGCACAATCAGGAACATCATTCACAACTGATTTTACTGTTGGTGATATTTTTGGAATTTATTCACCTGGTATTAATGGGATAGCTAGTTTCCAATATTATGAAATTTCATCAATAGTTAGTAATGTTGAAATGTATGTTACAGGTAGAACATTAGATAATGTGAGCAACGTCTATTATTCTGCGGGGATAAGATTACCTAACTATATGAATCCATTCCAATGTAATATCACAGGAACAACTAATGATGAATTTGCGGAATATTACACATTTAATGATGGGGATAATTATAACACATATTTGGGGGATAATGTTAGTTATGATACTTTCATATTATCAAATAATGTTTTTCTCAGCGGGTCATATAGAAATAACACATTTGGAGGAAATGTGGTAGGTAACACCTTAAATGATGATATGGATTCAAATATAATCGGACCATATTGTCAATATAATATTATAACAAATGATTTTGACAGAAATAATATAGGATCATATTTCCAATCCAATATTATTGATTGTGATATGGAATCAAATCAGATTGATAACTATTTTCAAAATAATATGTTAGGAGATGCTGATGGACAAGATTTTGATTTTAACCGAATAGGATCATATTTTAGTTATAATTTTTTAACTTTTAATAATAATGATTTCATTAACAATAATATTGGGGACAGCTTTAATAATAACCTTATAGATAGTGGATTCCGAAACAATACTATTGTTGGTGACTTTAGTAACAATCTTATTAGGAATGCATCTTTTTATGATAATACAATTGGAGATAATTTTTATGACAATATCATACCTGTTTCTTTTACGTCAAATAATATAGGTGACAATTTTAATACTAATACCATATATTTTGAGTTTAGAAAAAATTCAATATTAAATGGTTTTAATCTAAATACAATTGGGGGTGTTGATAGTTTAGGTCTTCTTTTTGAGAACAACCAAATTATGAATAATTTTAAGGGTAACGACATTCAAGGGAATTTTTCAGATAACCAAGTTAAAACGGATTTTAAAGCTAATGAAATATTTGATGAGTTTAGTTATAATAATGTAGGTTATAGTTTTCTTAGTAACAATCTTAGTGGTGGCACATATTCAAATATAATTGGTGATAATTTTTCATTTAATAATTGCTATGGTGTATTTTCATACAACACAATAGGTACTAATTTCAACGATAATGATGTACAAGACGGATTTGGTTTTGGTGGGGTATCTTATCAGGGGAATAGAATTGGGAATAATTTTAATGATAATACTATTGGTGAATACTTTTACAACAATACGATACCTGATAATTTTACCGAGAATACAGTTGGGGATTATTTCCAATGGAATATTGTTAATACCGCAGTTAATGGTACTTGTTTAAGTACAGGTATGTTATATGATATCACAACAGTTAATGTATTCAAAAATAAAAATGGTGATGATAGATTATCATATTACGACGAATTAGATGTTTTAACAATAGAAACATTAACTGAAGCTCCTTGTTTAGGTGGATTAAATGTGTTAGACATACCAGAAAATGATTTGAATTTCGGATTAATATTATAAATAAATAAAAAATAAAAAAAACAAAAAAATGATACAAGGAATTAGAATAACAAGTACAAATTTATCAGGACTAACGGCAAACGTTACTTTTTTACCAACAACTGGTGGGTCAGAAAATTTAGGATCTGAAGTAATACCATTTAATAATATTTCGGTTTATCCTTACGGAACATACGAATTAGACGTTCCATTATATGATAGAACATATGAAATAGTTGTACCAGCACCATTAACAGGTCAAAGCGCATATACTGAAACAGTAAGAACTGTTACTGTTGACGGAGGACACCAACCATTCTCAGGAGCGGTATTATCTGAAGTATGGGGAACATACACAACAGAGTATATTACAGATGAAGGAATACCATCAACTGATATTGTTTTAGCTGAAGGTATTTGTTCTGATGACGTTGATGCGGCATATTTACCAGGAAATATCGGTGGATGGCCAACAAGTATTAATTCTTTTTTAGGACCATTTATGTCCGGTGGATTGGCGGGTTATCCGTTTGTTGGTAGTGTTGGGTTTGGAGCATTTGCAAGTCACGTAGCAACTGATCTTGGTGGAACCTTGTTTGTAACGAGTATGCCACACATTGGTGTTACTGAAGATGGTCGTTCAGGTAGAATGTTAAGAAGAGGTAAAGCCGATAGTACAACAGATAATACCTGTGGTGCCGTTGCGGGAGCAATTGATCAAGTTGTAAATCAACTAAGTTCAGCTCCAAGTCAAAGTGATGCACCTTTTAATAATGAAAATTATTCTTTTTGGAAATTAACAGATATTTTATGGCCACATAAGGCAACATTATCAGGATTCACAGGAACTAGTGAAGAGATTTACAATAAACAAATGATTTATGCAACAGAAACTATTAGAGATTCTGCTTATGATTATATTATTGCAAATTTACCTGCGGCAACCGAAGCAAACACTGAGAATGACGTATATTTTTTAAGTGGTATTTTTATTAATAGTGATGTTAGTTCGGGTACAACACAATTTGAATCATATGTTGTTGTTGATAAAGTTATGAAATATGTATTTGACGACCAATGGTATGATATAACTGTTGATTATATGTCTGGATTAGTAATTGACTAAATAAATTAAAAAATAAAAAAATGGCAACAAAATACATAGTAGATAATTTAACAGGACAAACCATAACGGGTGATTTAACAATCAATGGTAATCTAACCACTACTAGTTTAAATAATAGTGGAACATATAGAGCATTATTAACTCAAACAGGTTCTCTTAACGGAGATAGTAGTTATTTTAATAATAGGTTAATAATTGGAGAAACATACGAAATTACAGATTATCAAGATTATGATGATTTTAGTAATGTTGCAAATGTAATTAGTGGAGGAACTCTTGTAGATTTTGATTATGTTTGGTCCCCAGTAGTTGGAATTTATGGGTCTTTTAATGGTCTTACAGGAACAACAAGTGGTTCGGGTAGTGGAGCGTCTTTTGATGGTTATTGGTGTGGGACAACAACTCCCATAATTACTCACATTGAGGTTGAAACAAGTGGAGGTGATTATCTTGTGGGAGACACAATAACAATATTAGGAACTGATCTTAGTGGTAGTACTCCAACAAATGATTTAACAATCACAGTTACTGAGGTTAATACGAAAGTAACAGGTTGTGTTTTCATCGCAACAGGAGACACACCAATGATTTGGGGTAACTCTGTATTAACATCTGTTGGAGGTTTAGTTGTTGATGTTTTAGAGAATACTCTTGGTGATGAGTTAGTATGGTTTTACGAACCAGGATTTCAAGAAGGTTTGTATATTGCAGTTTTTAGTGACGTTATCAACAACAATAATCTATGTAAGAATTTTATAAAAAATAAAACTCAAATAACCGTACCATCGGAAACTACACCTTATGATTATGACCCTTATTCTAACTATCCTTTAACTGTATTATCAGATATTAGTTCTTTATTTTTTGAAGAATTTAACACTGCTCTGCTTTTATCCGTATTTGATTTTGGCATTCCAGATTATGTAGGTAACTACTTATACTACACACCTATTGAAATTAAAATTAATTCTAACGATACTCAGGAAGAGGAACCATTAATAACAATTAATTGGGGATTAAATGGTGGTGACGATGATTTTGACTCTTACGACATTGAAATACCTGCAATTCTTAATGTAAGTAGGATGACAACAAGTGACTGTGGTTTTGCAACCGCTCACGTTCATTC